ATGGAGCTATTTGTATCCAGACCCTGGTGCGGCTCTTAAGACGCTCGGTCGGGAGACATGATCAACATGATCTTATCGAGGAAATCCGCTTGCAGGCGGAGCGGATCGAACAGGCTGTCAAGACGGATGATATGCAATGGCCAATGATATCGAGCTCCGGGACGTGCTAAGGACGATGTTCGACACGGTTGGTTACCCCATACGCTACGTGCCGAAAGACGGGGTGGCTAATGATATCACGGCTCTCATTGAGTTTCGGGGCGATGCCATCGAGGGAGGGCTGGTTGCTGCAGTTCAGGAAACCGCCGTGGTCCACGTCATGACTGAGGACGTGCCGGCACCGAGGTATCAGGATGTGGTGGAATTCGATGACCGGTCCTGGGTGGTCGTCGAACGCAATCGGTCAGGCCCCGTGACGTGGGCCTTGACCGTCCAGGCGATGATGGGGTGATGATGCTCGACGATTTCTTGGCCCTTGAAAACATTCTGGTGACGCGGCTGCAAGACGGTATCCCCGAGTTGGCTGCGTGCGGATCATATCTCACGCTGACGACCCTCCAACACACAGCTCTTGTGTTCCCGTCCGTGTGGGTCGGCTACGGTGGGTATCAAATGGAGGGCGATCCCTTGGCTCAAGGGACCGTCCAGAAGATTAGGCAGATATGGCACGTCTCCGTACTGGTTAGGGTGGGGACGGATCCCGGCAGCGGCTCCGATGTGCGCGCTGCAGCCGGCCCGCTAATAACCAAGGTTTTGAAACTGCTTATGGGATGGAAACCGGGAGACCGTATGCGGCCCCTGGAGTTGATTGCGGCACCGGACCCCGAATATGGCGACGGTGTCGGGATGTTCCACTTGAGTTTCGCGTGTAGCATACCACTATCCAATAGATAGTAGGAGGTGAGGGAAATGGCAGATTATTCCTACATCGGAAGCGGCAAGATCTACATGAGGGACCTTTCCGGATCCGGCGGGCTCATCGAGGTGGGAAACGTCTCGAAGCTCGACATAGGAACCGAGGAGGAAACCAAGGAACTCCGGGACTACCGGAGCCCGGGAGGCGGGGTCATCAACGAGGTGCGTCGCATCACCGGCGTGACCTTGGCCATGACCTTGCACGATTTGTCCCCCGAAAATCTCGCGATGGCCCTCTACGGCACCACCGAGGCCGTGGCGGCCGGATCCGTAACGGGCGAGACGGTGACTGCGCAGGTTGGGGCCCTCGTGCGGTTGGCACACACAGGGATCAGCAACGTGGTGGTCCAAGACGAGACGGACACCACCACCTACACGGCCGGGACGGACTACGAGGTGCGACCGGGCGGAATCTTCATTCTCAGCACCGGCGCCATCACGGATGGCGAAACCCTGCATGTGGCCTACGACTACGGGGCCCAGGACGTGGTGCAGGCCCTGGACGGAGCCCAGGGCACCTATGAGCTGGTCTTCGAGGGGCTCAACGAGGCGCGGAGCGGAAAGCCGGTGATCGTGGATGTGTGGCGGGCTCGATTCGGGGCGGCCGGCACCATCAGCTTCATCGGAGACGACTACGCCGGGCTGGAGATCAGCGGGAAGGCGCTCAAAGACACCAGCAAGCCGTCCGGAACGAGCCAATACTTCCGTGTGACGCTGGTTGAGTAATTTGGGCCTCCGTCCGACTCCGGGGTGCCGCCGGGATTCGAGAGGGCCGCGAGTCCTGTGGTCACCCGGTTGCACCCCCTTTCTTTTTATATAGGATCAGGCGATGGCGAATCCTTACAAGCTGCAGATCACTATCTCCGCCGATACCCGAGAGGCAACCAGCAACGTTGACCGGCTCAACGAGGAATTCGGTGAGTTGCTGAAAACTCTCGGAAAAACGCCCGAAGATATAAGGACGTTTTCCAAGCTCGCCCAGGATTTCATCGCCACGGGGCAGGCGGCGGACTATGTCGACAAAGAAACCCACGAATTGCTGGTCTCCTACCGGGATCTGGTCAATGTCGCCAAGAGTCGGGACATCCTGGGTCTGGTGCCGCATACGGAGATTCAACGGCAGATTCGCGAAGTGGAGGCCGCTTTTGATTCGCTCAAAAAGTCCGGGGTGCTCAGCCAGCAGGAAATCGCCCAGGCCTCCGTGCTGGCCAAGAAACGGATCGCCGAACTAAAGAGCCAAACCGTCGGTGTGGCGGATGCTTTGCGGACGGCCAAATCCGAGCTGGCGGGTTTCGCGGCTTCGGCCGGCGGCCTGGCCATGGCCATTAAGCAGGCGACGGACTTTGAGTCGGCAATGGCTGAGGTGGCCAAGGTCACCAATGGCACGGACGAGCAAATCCGCGCTCTCGGGACTGCCATCAAGGACCTCACAGCCACCATTCCCATGACAGCCGTTGAGCTTGCCCAGCTAGCGGCGGCCGGGGGACAGCTCGGCGTGCCCATCGAACGCCTCAAGGAGTTCACCGAGCTTGCGGCCCGGATGTCCGTGGCTTTCAACATGAGTGCCGAGGAGGCCGGCCAATCCATTGCGCGGTTGCTAAACGTATTCGATCTGACCTTGGATCGCGTTGGGGCCGTCGGTGACGCCGTCAACGTCCTGGGCAACAACATGGCAGCCACGGAGCGGGACATCGTGGAGGTGATGACCCGCATTGGAGGTGCTGCCAAGCAGTTTGGCCTCGCTGCGGACCAGGCGGCGGCGCTTGGGGCCGCATTCCTCGCGCTCGGCAAGACGCCCGAGGTGGCCGCTACCGGCATCAATGCGCTGCTCGCCAAGCTCCAGACGGCCCAGGTGGCCGGGAAGGACTTCCAGGAGGCTCTTCAACGCATCGGAATCGACGCGGAGCAGCTGGCGGCGTCCATCCGGGAAAATCCCCAGCGGGCCCTCTTGGAATTTCTTCACACACTTCAGGCCATCGAGCCGATGGCTCGGTCTGAGATTCTTGTTAAGCTCTTTGGCTTGGAATATCAGGATGATATCAGCGCTTTAATCGGCAGCCTGGGACAGTACGAAAGGGCTCTCGGGCTCGTGTCTGATCGCCAGCAGACGGCTGGCGCCATGCAGGACGAGTTCCGGCGTCGCCTCCAGACCACCGAAACCCAACTCAATCTCCTCCGGAATTCCGTGGAGGCCATCGGCATCAACATCGGGTCCACTTTTCTCCCGGCGGTGAACAAGATCGCCGGAGGGCTGTCGGACGCGTCCAGGGCCATAGCGGACTTCGCGGAGCGATTCCCGCTGATCACCCAGTTGGCCACCACGCTGGCCACCGTGGCCGCTGCCGCCGGAGCCCTGAAGGCCGCTTTCTTGGCAGCCAGGCTGGCGGGGATCTCCCTGGGCATGGATGCCGGAAAGGCCATCGCCTCCATGAATCTCCCCATCGGACAAGCCATCGGGGCCCTGGGTCGTCTGAATTCCGCTTTCGCCGTCATCAGCGCCTTCCTGGTGGGTTGGGACATCGGGAAGTGGCTGTCCGATGAGTTCGAGATCGCCCGGAAGGCGGGAGTCTTCATGGTGGAAACCACCGTGAAGGGCTGCGAGTATCTGCGCTATGCCTGGGAAACCCTGAAGGCCGTCTTTACCGACGACACCATAGACGAAGCCACTCGGCGTCACGAAGAACGGCTCCGGCAGATGTCCGCCATCTTCGATCAGATGTACAATGAGGTGGAGGACGGAAGCTGGAAGGCGTCCCGATCCGCTGACACCGCGGCCCTGTCCACGGCGGAGGCCGCCAGGCGCATGGTGGCCGATACCACGGCGGCCATGCAGCAGGTCATGGCCCAGGCCGGCGGCGCGGTGCAGTCCCAAGCCGCGGACGTCAAGGCCCAGTTGGAATCCGTCGTAGCGAGCGGTAAGGCGGCGGCGGAAGAGATCGACAAGGCTCTGCAGGTCGCCCTGGCCGAGCGGGACTACACCCAGATCGAAGCCCTGGTGCTTGGCCTCGACAAGGTGCGAATGCTCGGCGAAGAGGCCGCGGCCACCGTGGGTCAACGCCTGGCCGCAGCCCTGCAGAAGCTGTCGGCCCAAGACTTGGCAGACTTCCAATCGAAGGCCGAGATCGCCTTCGAGTCGGCCGGGCAAACGGCACAGGACTACGCATGGGTGTTGGAGGCCGGCGTGTCCGCCGCCCTCGTCAAGCTGGGTGTGGACGTCGAAACGTTCCGCTCCGGTATGACCAGCGCGGAGAAAGAAGCGCTGTCGCTCTTTTCGTCGCTGGCCAGCAGTTCCCAGGCGTCGTCGGAAATGGTGGCCGCGGCCCTGGACGCTCTCATGGGTCAGATTTCCAGCACGACGGCCATTGACCAGTTGCGGGCACAGGTGGAAGAACTGGGCCGGTCCGGCGTGTTATCCGTGGATCAGGTGACGGAGGCCATGAAGCGGTTGGACCGGGCGGCGGCACAGGCGGCCGGCATGCTGTCCCCCGTGGCGGCGGCCATGCAGCGTTTGGGCGTGGAAAGTGCGGCGGAACTGGACCGTTTGGCGGAGCAGGCCCGGCGTGATTTCGAGCTTATCCGGGATTCCGGGACAGCTACGGCCGGTGAGGTGGCCCAGGCGTTCGAGGCCTACGCCAGGGCCGCCATGAAGGCGGCGCAAGCCCACGGAAAGGCCCAGGCGGTGGCCACCGCCGAGACCTTGGAATCCCA